ATATATATACACAAACAACCACGCAACGCACCGTGGGCCTTGCGCCTTGTACCTTACATAAACATATTCTGCCAAGCACCGCCACTCTCCCCCTGTTTCTTAATGAGTTTATCCACAATTTTCGTAGTGATGGTAATTGGAAACGCCACTTTAATGGACATTTCGTTTTCAAACAAATTCGTATCCGGCTTCATCAACCGGTACAAGTTGAGTTTGGTGTGAATAATTTCTAAACACCGTTTCAAATTGCGGACGCCGTCCTCTTTGTGGGTATGCGTATTAATAATATATTCGATGGTTTCATCCGGCAAAAGAATGTCTTCAGGATTAAACCGCACTTGTTGGCGAATTTTCGGCAATAAATAATCTTTGGAAATAATCGTCTTTTGGGGCAATTCATAACCTTTGGTCATAATACAATGCATCCGGTCTAATAAAATACGGCTCACTTTACTGCGGTCATTATAGCTGAAGAAGAAGACACAGCGGCTCAAATCAAAATCAAATTCCGCAAAATACTTGTCGTGAAAGCTGCTATTTTGCGACGTGTCGGTCAAGTGTGTCAGAATTCCCACGATTTCTTCGCCTTTGGGCGTGTCGCTGATTTTGTCTAATTCATCGAAATATATAATCGGATTCATGCTCTGACACTGAATGAGTTGTTTGACAATCAAGCCGCACGTCGACCCTTCGTAGGTGTATGAATGTCCTTCTAAACTACTGCTGTCCGTGGCGCCACCCAGCGGGATGAAGATAAATTCGCGGTTCAAAATCTTACTGATGCCTTCTTTTACCAGGGTGGTTTTGCCCGTGCCGGGTGGTCCCTCAATGGCCACCGCATTACCAATGGCGTCGGGGTTGGTAATCCACTGGCCCACCATTTGCATCACTTGTAATTTCACATCATTTAAGCCATAGACTGCCCGGTCCAGTGTATTTTTGGCTTGCTCCATGAATTCGTGGCATTTGTCAATGCCGTCTTCTAGCCGCACTGGTAAATGATTGATTTTATTAAAGGGAATACGCATAAAATCGTCAACCCAGTGCTTGACCTTATTGTATTCACTACAACCCGGCTCCATATTTTTCAAAGCGGATAATTTATTATATGCGCACGCTTTAAAACGGGTTGGAATGGCCGCTTCTAACAGCGCCAAGCGGTAAGGTTTTTCAATATCCGTGAGTGCTTTAATTTCAGCCATTTGTGCTAGTACGGCGTGTTGTTCTTCTTCTGACATGATGACTTGAAAATAATTTAAATCATTCATAACATTTTTCTGTTGGAGCAGCTCGCGGAATTTTAAAGTATTTGTATACTTGCGCTTTTTAATTATCCGTTCTTGTTTTTTTAATGCGTATTGCTCTTTTTTTTTAATTTTATTAAGCATTTTTTTAACAATTGGATTGGCTCGGTTGGCTTCCGGCAAATCATCGATAAATTGTTGGGCGGCTTTTAAATCGTCCATTGGTATATCTAGTTCCATGGCGTCGGCGCCAGCGCTTGGCCCATTGCCTGTACCAGTGCCGTTAACTGTACCTGTACCTGTGCCCACGTCGGCGTCTGTGCCCACGTCAACGTCTGTACCCGCAGTACTCGGTGTGATAATACCTTCATTGTCTTTCTCATCATATTCCTCCTCGTCCTCTTCCTCATCTTCTTCCTCATCCTCCTCGTCCTCATCCTCTTCATCCTCTTCTTCCTCATCCTCGTCCTCATCATATTCCTCCTCCTCGTCCGGATTATAATCTGAATCTTCCGATGAATGATATTCTTCATAATCCTCGATTTTTTTGGATGGAGGTAGAGCCATCGGCGTATTAATCGCAAATACAATATTAAACTTGGACATTTTAGACGGACTGTTGGGATTGTCTATTATAAGCTGGTTATTATTATTATTCACACATTTAGAATTATGTGTACGCTTATACTTACGCTGAGGAGAATTCTTACGCTGAGGCGAATTCTTACGCTGAGGCGAATTCTTACGGTCACAAGGCGACGGCGCTCTACACGCCGCCCGATAAGACCCGACGGATGGACACTTTTCAGCCGCGGGAGACGGGCTTGGTGTTTCATAAATAGTCCTTTTCCTCGCACCGTTCGGCTTTTTTACGTCTTGCTTTTGCGGTAAGATTTTATTTTTCATAAATTTTGACGGAAACAAGTTATTGAGCAAGTCCTGAAATGACCGCGTATCCAATTGTTTATTATCTTTAACAATAAAATCATCATCGCCTTCCGACAATTCATCATCTTCATCTTCGGAACGACTATCGTCTTCATCATTGGTGGGAATATCTTCACCGTCGTCGTCATCGTCCTCATCGTCCTCATCGTCATCATCCGAGGATGATTCATTGCGTTTATAGACGATGGGCTTGGGTTTATTAATCGGCCGGTTTGATTTTTTCGCAGCAAATTTTTGAAACGAGATTTTTTGCACCGCCGATGTTTGACCCGCCGATGTTTGCCCCGCCGACGCGTTTGACAACGCCGATGTCTTTTTAGAGCGCGTATTGTAAATGTGAGGCGCATCACACATTTCAGAAGTTACCGTAAACATTTTAACAGCAGACATATTATTATTATTAATAACAAGTATTATTTATATATTAATTAAATCAATTTTAAAAATTAAATTGATTTAAAACAATCTAAATATTATTATGTTATTATAGAAAGAGATGGCGCAAAATACGAAAGGTATAATGCAAAAGAAGACGGCATCCAAAATTATTGGTATCCAGTTTAGTATTCTTTCGGATGAAGAAAAACGGAAGGCCTCCATGGCCGAAATTACCAGTCGCGATACCTATGTAAATAATAAACCCGTCATTGGGGGATTATCTGACCCGCGTATGGGTGTACAAGACCCTGGTTTTATTTGCCCCTCGGACGGATTAGACCATATTCAAACCCCGGGTTACTTTGGACATATTGAATTAGCGAAACCCATCTTTTATATTCAATACTTGAGCACGATTATGAAAATATTGCGCTGCGTCTGTATTAAATGTAGCAAGGTGTTGATTAGCAAAAAGAAATACAAACACATTATGACGATGTCCGCCGAAGCCCGCTGGCAATTTGTCTTTCCAATCGCCAGTAAGATTAAGCGTTGCGGTGAAGATACCGGTGATGGCTGTGGTTGTAAGCAACCGAAAAAAATCGCCAAAGAAGGTTTAGCCACGCTTAACGCCGAATGGGAAAATATAGAAGGTTTAGGCGACGATGATTCAGCGGACCGTTTATCCATGAGTTTGACACCGGAAATCGTAATGAAGATTTTCCGACGCATGACTGATGAAGATATTACCTTTATTGGGTTTAGTCCAATTTGGTCGCGCCCGGATTCTATGATTTGTCAAGTTTTGGCCGTGCCACCACCCGCCGTCAGACCGTCCGTTAAGGTAGATTCGCAACAACGAAGCGAAGACGATATTACGCATATTTTAGTAAATATTGTTAAAACCAATAAAACCTTACAAGAGAAAATCCAAGCGAATGCCAGCGCAAATGTGATTAATGATTGGACGACTGTGTTACAATATTATGTAGCAACCCTCGTCGATAACAAAATCCCGGGTGTGGCGTCGGTCGCTCAACGCTCCGGTCGTCCCCTGAAAGCCATCAAAGAACGTTTAAATGGCAAACACGGTCGCGTCCGCGGCAATTTAATGGGGAAACGCGTAGATTTTAGCGCCCGTTCAGTTATTACCCCCGACCCTAATTTAGGCGTCCAAGAATTAGGTGTGCCGTTGAAAATCGCGCAAAATATTACCAAGCCGGTTATTGTGAATAAGCGCAATCGCCAATTTTTACAAAAACTGGTACAAAACGGGCCCGATGAATACCCTGGCGCCAAAATCCTCGAAAAGAAAAATGGGGACAACATTTCATTGCGGTATGTCGACCGTCAGTCGATTAAATTAGAATTAGGCGATATTGTACATCGGCATATGATGGACGGCGATGCCGTGCTGTTTAACCGACAACCGACTTTACACAGAATGTCGATGATGTGTCATATTGCCAAAATAATGCCTGTAGGAGATACGTTTCGCATGAATGTTGCAGATACTAAGCCCTACAATGCCGACTTCGATAAAATCATTCTCTGTCGAAAACAGGAGGCGTGAAAAGCGTGCTACCTCCTAGTCATTTGATTCTTTAACAAAAACTACTTAAAAGAATATATTTATATATAGTAATGGAACCATCAAAACACACCAAACTATCAAAAGAAATTTTAGACAATCCAACCGAAAGATATTGCGAAATTTATAAAATAACTAATCTTACAACTGGTAAGATATATGTAGGACAAGCAGTTTCTCATATATTAAACCACAAGAGATATAGACCATATGGACACGATGGACGTTTTAGATGTCACGTATCAGAAGCTTTCTCAACAAAGAAAAACCAATCACATTATTTGAATAACGCCATAAGAAAATATGGTGTATCAGATTTTGTAGTTGATTTGGTTGAATGTTGTGAAGTTGTAGAAGCTAATGATAGAGAAATACACTACATTAAATATTATAACAGTTTGTTTCCTAATGGATATAATCTGAAAAATGGAGGAAGTGTATTTACTCACAGTGACGAGAGTAAAAAACGTGTTTCAAATGGTGTTAAAAGTTATTTTAAGGATAAAAAACTTGACAGGTTTAATAATATTACAAAAATCGATGATGATATCGAACAGTATATTAAACCCTTGAATAGAAATAAAGAGCAATATGGTTGGTATGTCTATATAGAAAAAACAAAAGCAGATTTTGGTGGTATCCATATTTCCTTAGATGATAGTAAAACAGAAGCTAAGGAATTTATTATAAAAATAAAGAATCAAATGGCGAAACGCCTTGCAGCGGGAAACCCCTTAGAGCCCTAACTACCACCTTTTATGAGAAATTGTAAAAGGGAACACGGTTAATAGCCGTACCCAATGGTAACAATGTTAGGGATTGGGCAATCCGCAGTGTGACTACCTAA